CGTAAGTAGCGGTATCGCAACTGGTATGCGTTTTGTAGCTAACGTATATGGTTTTGATGTATACACATCTAACTATTGCAAAGATGCAACTGACAATGCTTTGCCTGAGCGTGATGGCTCAACCACTAACAACTTCTCCTCTACTAACGGAAAAGTAAACCTCTTCTTCTCAGCTAATGCTACCGTAAACCCATTCGTGGGTGCATGGCGTCAACAGCCTGAAGTAGATTATGAGTACAACAAAGACTTTCAACGCCACGAGTTTGTAACTACTGGTCGTTACGGTGTAAAATTGTACCGCCCTGAAAACATGGTTCGTATTATAACGTCCGCAGTTGTATAAGGAGATACAAAAATGTCTTACACTAATGCCGATGGTCTTTTTACCCTTACTGGCACTGCCAAGGGTGATCCCAAAAATAACGGTGGGATGCTTAACGCTGTTAAGTGGCTTGTCGTTGAAATCCCAGATGCAACATTATTAGGGGCTGCACAAGTAGCACCTACACCAAATGATGCATTTATCCCAGCTGGTTCATACATTACCGCAGCTACCTTTATTACTACTACTGCCTTTACTTCAGGTGGCTCTGGTACTTTAGGTATTGGTTTGTTTACTGCCGCTAATGCTGCTATTGATGCCGATGGTATTGATGCCGCTATTGCTAAAGGGGCTTTAGCAGCTGACACAGTTGTCCTGTGTAACGGTGCTTTAGTCGGTGGTACTGCTGGTGTTGGCGCAGCTAACGCTTATGTTGGTGTGCTGCAAGCAACTGCAGTCTTTACTGCTGGTGCTGGTAAGCTCGTAATTGAGTACATCGAGCCATAAACAATAAAGGGGTGGGGCTTTTATTTTAGTCCCACCTCACTTTACACTTGACAAACTTATAGAATACATGTAAAATATCTTTACCCGATGCAGGGTATAAGGTATACTACTCTTAGTAAGGAAACCTAATGGCTAATATAAACCACAGTACTCTTACAGACCCATACCTACATGAACCTAAGGGTGCCTACGGAGCTACTGCAGGTAAGGTCTATGTCTCTAATGGATCAGCTAGTGGAGTTTGGACAGCTAAGGAAACTTTATCTGGAGAGGTTATTAGTGGCTTCATAACTGATGTATCAACAGCAGCAACTGTCTATGTACCTATGCCTTTTGCGGGAACAATCAATAAGGTTGTCACTGTACTTGAAGGAGCCATTAGCAACGCTGATAGTATCATAACAGTAAAGAACGCAGCTGCAGCAACTATGGGTACGATTACAATAGCTCAGTCTGGTTCCGCTGCAGGTGACGTAGACACTGTATCCCCATCATCTAACCACACAGTAGCAGCTAACTCATTCATCACAGTAGCTACAAGTGGTGCGTCACAAACAGCAAGAGTATTAAGGTTCGTCATAGTATTGGATCGCACATAATGAAACGTACACTCCTCTCAATGGTTCAAAGTATTCTGAGTGATATGGACTCAGAGGATGTAAACTCAATAGGTGACAGCATTGAGGCACAGCAAGTAGCCTCAGTAATAGAAGACTGTTTCTATAACATTGTGTCAGCCCGTGAGATACCTGAGCACCAGCAACTCCTAAGACTAACAGCTTTGTCAGACGTTGCACACCCCACTCATTTTCAATACCCAACAGATGTTAAAAGTATTGATCGTGTTTTCTACAACACAGCTTCCACTGGGTCAACCTACGTGGAAATTTATTACATTAATCCCTTAGACTTTATTACTCGTATGGATGAGTCAAGCTCAGGCTCCCAAAAGGTTTTAGATAAGGCTGGCGGCACTGACTTGTTTGTTCTTAACAACGTAAGCCCAACCTACTACACATCATTTGATGATAACTTTATTGTATTTGATTCGTACAACAGTGCCATTGACACAACACTACAGGCGTCAAAGAGCAGGGCTTACGGATCAGTATACCCATCCTTTACAATCAGTGACTCATTTGAGCCTGACCTAGATGACAACATGCTACCTTATCTTTTGGCTGAGGCTAAGTCAACCTGCTTCTCTCTCTTTAAAAGTGGGTCAGACCCTAAGATAGAGCAGACTGCTCGACGCCTTAAGTCATACGTCCAGAACGACATGCATAAAACTAAGACTGCTAATCGGCGTCCTAACTATGGAAAGTATAGATGACAGAGTTTATTGAAGAAACAGTTAACCAACGCTGTGTCTGCAAATCTAACAAGATGCAAAGTAATATTATTATTGAAAAGGAGCTTGGCGGTTTTATATTCTTTGTTGTCAAGGTCGAGAAGGGATCAGTACCTAAAGAATTAAACGGTAGGTACTCTTCTATGATTAAAGCTAAAAAGGCTGTTGGAGAATATCTTAAAGATAAAAGAGAAACCAGTACCACCCGTAGAGAGAACTTTGGTAAAGAGTTCGATGAACGTAAGAAGGTAAAAGATGCCGCAGAGCTTAAATCAAAAGACAGTAAATAACTTTGTCAAGGGCCTTATAACTGAGGCTGCTGAATTAACTTTCCCTGAAGGTGCTTCCGTTAATGAGTTAAACTGTGACCTTCGTAGAGATGGCTCAAGGCGAAGGCGTGAGGCTCTGACACTTGAGAGCAACTCAGTTTTGTCATCCTTCACAATTTCAGATACTGAATTATTTAATACGGGTAATTGGGTTAACGTAAACGGTAACGCATCTCTTGAGTTTCTAGCCGTACAAAAAGGTAACATCCTTTTCTTCTACAACAAAGCTGAACTACCTTACTCAGGTCAGATTGTTTCAGGAAGTGTTGTTTTGTCTGACCATGAGTTTGCTGGATCAGTTGGTTCTAATAATTCTAAGTGTCAATTTGCAAGTATTAATGGTACGCTAATAGTTTCCTCTGAAGCCATTAACACCATTGTTGTATCTTGGGATGGGACTTCCCTTTCCGTTGCAACCATATCCTTTAAGACAAGGGACTTTGAATGGCAGGGGGATACTGATAGCTATTCATCTGGTGCTAACTCAAACGCTACCCGTGACTACGACACAGCTAATTCAGGCTGGGTAGACTCAAAGGGCGCTACAGCTTTAGCTACGTACAAGGCTGCTAACTCAAACCAACTACCACCTTTAACACACCCTTGGTATGCTGGCAAGGATGCAGACAATGCATTTGATGCAGCTGAGTGGGCCTTAGTCTATGCTGGCTCAAGCCTTACAGGTAACGGTCACTTTGTTCTTGACTTCTTCTCTAAAGTTAGATCTGGTCTTCCTACAGAGGTCGAATCATCTCGTTTTAAATCTGTTGCGTCATTCTCAGGTCGTGTGTTCTACGGTGGATTAACAAGTGCCAAACATGCAGGTACGATTGTGTTCTCTCGCCTTGTTGAAGACAACGCAGACTTAGGTAAATGTTACCAACAGAATGACCCAACATCTGAGTACTTCTCAGACCTACTGGCAACTGACGGTGGTTTCATTAACATCCCAGATGCTGTCAACATCCAATTACTTTATCCTTTTCGCTCCTCCTTGTTTGTCTTCGCTGAGAATGGCGTATGGCAAATCACAGGTGTGGACGGTATCTTCTCAGCTGCAGCTTATGGTGTCAACCGTGTGTCAAGCATTGGCTTGGCTAACCCTCAGTCTTTTATCCAAGCTGAGGGCTTACCTTTCTGGTGGTCACGTTTTGGTATTCACACCTTATCTATGGATAGTGTATCAGGGCAAGGCTCAGAACAGAACCTTACTATTACAAGCATTCAAACTTTTTGGGATGCCATAGATACAGACGCTAAGTCTAAAGTTACTTCAGTCTACGACAGCATCAACAAGAAAATATACTGGGCTTATCCCAACAACGGTGAGACAGTATCTTCTAAACTAAATAATATCTTAGTTCTTGACCTTACCCTTCAAGCCTTCTTCCCTTGGAAAGTTTCTGACGAAGCTAGTTCAAGCAGCTGTATAGTAGGTGTAGCCTTTTACTCAGGGTTTGGTGCAGCTGAGTTAGAATTAGATGTTGTTGCCTCTCAACAAGTTGCCAC